GTGAGCGTGAAATATGAATGCTATGTTAAGGGCTTACAAGTCCTTACAGAGCGGTTCATAGTTCGCGTTCATGCGTCAAAACGCGGTGCGCTTACGGTAGCCGAAGCCAAACAGCTCGATAACAAACGGAAAACCTAGTCCAAAAGTAGACTTAATTGTCTACTACTAAAACTAGGGATACCGCAAGTATCGATAAAGCTGTGGCTATCTGCGTTCTCATAAGGAGAATGAATGAATATTTATTCAACACTCTCTAAAGAGCTGCGGGAAGATCTGGGGAAGGTTGATTCCATGTTGACTTCTGACATGGATTTTGACTCCGTTAATAGATTTCAGCTCGCCAACTCATTCTTTAAGAAATTTCAGGATGAGAAAAGCGAGAACGCTGATATGCTTTGTCTCGAAGACTTCGAAAGAAGTAATAGAGACTGTGGCAAATTCAGCTTTAAGCCTGAAAACTATTTTGAGGAGCTTGTCATCGGAGAGGTGAAAGCCTCTTTTGATAACTACTTCTTCAACGGTCCAGAACTCAACATGAAGTGGTCAGATGTTTTTGACCACGGTAATGTTGGGCCTGGTGCCAGTATAGACACTGTTTCTCATAACTTCTTTACGAAGTTATTTGATTCAAGTCTATCCGGTACCTCGGAACTTCTTTACAGGTTCTACTTGTACGCCATTATGAGTAACCCTAGATGGTTTCAAGCCGAAATGGCTAGAGAAATCAGATATGGGCACTCTTTGGTGGTCGGAAACCGTCTGACCTTTGTTCCGAAAACGAAGGAAAAATCGCGGAGTGTCTGTACCGAACCCGTATTGAATATGTTTGTTCAAAAGGGGATAGGTTCCTTCATTGAGCGCGTTTTGCGTAGGCAGTATCGAATAAATCTGTCTACTCAACCCGATCTTAATCGAAGGTTGGCGCAGTTAGGTTCGATCGACGGTTCGTTTGGAACAATCGATCTGTCCAACGCGTCAGACAGCATGTCGCTTCTGATGCTTGAGAATATTCTTCCAGCTTATTTTTACGAATGGCTGGTTCTCTCAAGATCACCTCACGTTATCTTCCCAGATAAACGTGTCGAGAAGCTACATTTAGTATCGTCTATGGGGAATGGTTTTACATTCCCTTTACAAACGCTACTATTCGCGACGATCGTGAAGGCCTGTTACAAGGTTCTTGGGATTACTCCCGAAATCTTGTTGAGTGGGCCGAAGAACTTCGCGGTATTTGGTGATGACATAATCGTCCTTAAAGACGCTTTTGTCTTTGTCACTAAAGCCCTGAAGCTCTTTGGGTTCACGATAAATGACCACAAGTCGTTTAACTCTGGCCTTTTCCGAGAATCGTGTGGAGGGGACTACTGGAACGGCCGTGATGTTCGCGGCGTATACTGTCGTTCCCTGCGCACGAAAGCCGACGTTTACTCCACCTTGAATCGCATCATTAGGTGGTCGGCGCGTTCTGGTGTAATGCTCCCAAAAGTGGTCGCTCGTCTGAGGGGAATGGTCAAGTTTCTTCCCATTCCCTATTCAGACGGTGACACTGAGGGGGTAAAAACGCCATCCGCGCCGGCTGATCTAAAGATTGATAAGAATACTGGAGGCGTGATTTATTACGCTTTAGCCAGTGTTCCTCAGTCTTTTCGATTACCTAGTGATGATGTTCGGAGATATAGGTACCCTCGGAGAGGAAGAGAAATCTTCTTTAATCCCGATGGTCTACTAGTCTCACTAGTTGGAGGTTACATTCGGAGCGGTCGAATTGGCATCAGATCTGATGTCAATAGACTGAAAGTCCGTCGTAGGATAACCTCTTCCTGGAGGTACTACGAGGCCGGGAATTTCACCCGAGTGAG